ACGGCTACTTCTGCCTTACGACAGACACCAAAAAGTTCATAGTTAGCGCCCCGAATGATGGACTATCCTACAACGCGCTAGACTTCGGAACTGCTGAATCTGACCCTGACGACATAGTCGCGCCAGTAGTTTACAAGAACCAATTATTCATATCAGGAGGCGAGACGTTTGAAGCATTCCAAAATATTGGCGGGGCTGATTTCCCTTTTCAAAGAACTGGCCTCTTCCTTCAAAAAGGATGTCTATCTCCTTACTCTTTAATTAACGGTCAGGGTACGTTTATGTGGGTCGGGGGTGGTCAAAACGAGCCTCCTGCTATATGGGCTCTTGAGGGTAATTCCACCGTCAAAGTATCCACTACAGCAATAGACTCAATTTTAAGCTCTCTATCAGAGGATCAGGTAGGGGCTATTTATTCATGGGTATACGCGAGCAAGGGCGCTTACTTTGTCGGCTACAGTCTCCCAGCAACTACTCTTGTATATGACATTACCTCTCAGCGATGGCACGAACGCAAATCATTCTTGGACGGTTCTTTAGGAGCCTTCAGAGTCGCCTCAGTGGTAAAGGCTTACAATCGCATACTTTGCGGTGACATCCTTGACGGGAGGATCGGTGAGCTCACTGATGACGTTTATACTGAATACGGTAACAACATAATTAGACGGATCTCTACTCAACCCTTTCAGAATAATATGCAGTCTCTTTTCGTGCCTAACATGGAATTAACAATAGAGTCAGGCGTGGGAAATGAAGACGCGCCAGACCCTCAGATAACTCTAGAACGAAGCAAAGACGGCAAGACTTGGAGTGGTGGAATTTCTAGAAGTATGGGTCAAGTGGGTGATTACACCCGCAGGGCTATATGGAGAAGAAACGGCAGGGCTGCAAGATTTGAAATATTTAGATTCACTCTCTCCGATCCGGTGAAGCCGGTAATTATCCAGCTAACAGCGGAAGTTATTGGTGGTGATAAGTGACAGGTCCAAGGCTTAATGTAGCCCAGCCTATAGTTGAGATAGATGGTACAATGGCCCCTGCTTTCAGGTTGTTTACTCAAGACGCAAATCTGAGCATCCCAATAGTCGGAACAGGTAGTCCCGAGGGCGTTATAGAGGCTAGGCAGTACAGTCTTTACATTAACTCAGCAGGGACATCGGGCTCGATAGAATACAGAAAGATGTTGCCCAATATCGGCGGTAATATTTTAAAAGGCTGGGTAGCGGTCTAAATCATAGACAGATTATTGGAGCAAGGAACATGGTAGCACCAGCAATAATAGCAGCGGCAATAGGGGGTGGGGCAAGTCTTCTCGGGTCTGGCTTAGACTATAAGCAGAACAAAGATAACGCCAAGCAGCAGGAAAAGAACCGAAAGCAGACCCTAGAATTAATTGACCAGACTTATAACAGTGCTAGGTCAGAAGTAGCGCCAGCTTATAATAACGCTCAAGATGCTAGACAGACTGGCCTCAATCGAAACCTAGCCCTAACGGGTCAGACGTTCTCCCCAATGATGGAGAATATTCGAGAAGGCGGAAACATGTCTCGTGATGCCATGCTTGTCGGTAGGGAGAATAGTAGAAACGCCGTCCTAGGAAACGAGGTTGATTATGGCGCACTACGAAACCAGCCAATGACAGATAGGTCAAGCGCATTGACGGGACTTACAAATCCAGAACCCGTAAACTTTCAGACGATGGAAAGCGCAAGCGGAGCAGCAGATAATTTTACTTCTTTTGACACTCAGTCTTATCTAGCGCAAAACCCAGACATAGCTCAAGATTATGTAAGGCTAAGACCAGCTCTAATGGAGGGCGGCGATCCACAGTTTGCGACAGTTGAGGGATTTGCTAAACACCATTACGATCAGTACGGCCGTCAGGAGATAGAGGCAGGCTTAAGATCGCCGCTAGGAACTCAGACTAACGACCAGCCAGCGCAAGCATTTAACGACAATCAAATAGAGATGATTTTAATGGAGTCTCAAAGATCCCCGCTAGGAGGTAATAATGTCAATCGTTAAACTCCAAGGATTCCCTGTACCGGCGGCTGGTCAGAATTTTTCTGCCGAAACAGTCTCGGCGGTAACAAACCTATTAAATTTAGGAGAGGTGTCGGTTTCTGATGTCTCTTCTCATTTTAAAGTAGACCCCTCTATAGTGATTATGCACTTAACGGGGCGCAACCCAGACGGGTACACCAATGAGACATTGACGCAGGCTGACGGCGATGCGATGAACAAGCTCGTTAAGGCTGGGGTCGCAAGTATTCAAGATGTTGCGAATTACTACTCAGCTCCAGTAAGCGTAGTTGAGGAGACTTTCAAGACAGGATACAACTACACTCCAGCTCAGATTAGCAACGCCCGAAACGGCGTAAGCATTAACACTGTCTCGGATACAGTAGACGCTATTACACCAACTCAAGATGCAAACCCTAATACTGGCCTAAGAGGATCTGAAGAATCTCTTAATACAGGGGTAGCTGCGGCTATTAACGCCTTGAACGCCTCTAATGTTCAAAATTCCGCATTGCTCAGAAAGCAGTACGAAGAGGGTTTAGCAACAGCAACGAATCAAAATACTTTAGCCCAAGGTGATATAACCTCTAGCACTGCGGCGGGAATAGCCGCTCTAAATGCGTCAGAGGTAGCTGCCGCAGCGAATCTTAATACTCAGACCGATGCAGGACTTCTTGACGCACAAAACGCAGCAACCAAGGCGCGAGGTGACATCAACTCTGGAGTAGCTAAGGGGCTGATGGGGGCTTTAACTGGTAACATACTAGCCAAAGATGCTATCAATACCAGCACACAAAGAGGATTGCTTGCGGCAGAGACTCAGGCGGGAGTAGCCAGAGGAGACATTAATACTAATGCTGATCTTGGTTTAAATGCTTTAAACTCAGGACTAGATCAGGCTAGGTCGGATATTTCTACTTCGTTTGACCGAGCAGAAGGAATGTACGACCCTTACCGAGAAGCAGGGACAAACGCTCTCGGGGTCCAGCAGGCGCTCTCAGGAGCCCTAGGACAAGACGCTTTTAACGCGGCATACAATGAGTCGCCACAGATGGCTTTCTTGCGTGAGCAGGGCATGAGGGCTAACCTAGCGGGTGCAGGAGCGACTGGTGGCCTTGGTGGCGGGAATGTCCAGAAAGAATTGCAGAGATTTGGTCAGGGTCTAGCCTCTCAAGGTCTACAGCAGCAAATTAGCAATCTTAGTACACTTTCTGGTCAGGGTTTAAATGCTACTGGTAGCGCAGCGGGTACAGCGACTACCGGAGGTACTAACCTTGCCAATCTAGAAGCCGCAAGAGCTGATGCGGGAATGCAGTCTTACAGCAACAGAGGGACCAATCTTGCAAATATAGCCTCTGGGCTAGGGACTCAACAACTCAACACAAATGTAAACCAAGGGACAAATCTTGCTAACATTGAGTCTGAATTTGGCGCACAACAACTTAATGCCTACACAAACCAAGGAGCAAATCTTTCTAACATCGCTTCCAACTTGGGAAACCAGCAGCTTAACGCCAAAACAAATCTAGGGACCAACCTAGCAAACATGAACATTACTGGCGGCAACAACGAGATGAACGCTCTCACTAACGCCGGAACGAATCGAGCGAACCTTGCTTCGGCTTTGGGCGGTCAGGCTCTTGGCGTTTCAACAGGGCTTGGCAACACCCTCTTCCAGAATAACGCAAGCAGCGCGAATATGGTTGCTAACCTTAATAACAACTTAGGGATTAACCTAGCAACAGGAAGAACCAACGCAGGAAACTATATTGCAGATTCAGAGAACCAAACGGCTACCAACCTAGCCAACTCGTACAGCAACCAAGTTACGAACGAGAACAATGTAATAAACGGTCAAAGAGAAACACTTGTCCAGCTAGTTGACAGCGGCTATATTAATGAGGCGCAGGCACAGACAATGTTTGGTGAGTATATTTCAAACCTAGAGATGAGTCGAGGCGCTGCTGCGAGCGGAGTACCAAATGTTCCAATAGTTAATGCCAACTACGCAAACACTATCGGAAACGCAGCAGAAGCAGCAGCAACAGGGTATTATCTTGGGGGTGGTGCGGGATCTGCTGGAACTGCCGCAGGATCTGCTGGAACTGCCGGTAATGAGGGTCAGACATTTTCTCCAGTACAGGCTCCGTCTTTCAGAGACGTATTCCCATTTAACGGATAAAGGACACAAACGTGGATATAGGCAGAGCATTAAGCGGTCTGGGTGCAGCATTTAAGAATGAAGTACCGGAGTTCCGGCAGAGAATTCGTCAAGAAGACTTAGACGCTGAGAGAAGTTCAGATCGACTTCTTGCCCAAGAAGATAAGCGAAAAGAGACTTTGTTTAGAGATACGGCTGTAGCTAGACAATATTTCCAAACTGGCAACATAGATGACATTATCGGTCTTTATGAAGACAGAGTTAATTTATTGACTAGAGCCAATGTAGATCCAAACAATTCTGCGCGTATTCTTGATACTGCTATAGCGGCTAAAAGTGACCCAAGAATGATGTCTCAGCTAGGTAACGAGATAGACTCAATCTATCAGACGGGGGTGTCTTTCGGTGTCAATATGGGAGAGCCCCCAGCGACTTACAGAGCTTTAGAGCTAAGGGCCAGAGACGCAGGACTTGACAAAGGCACTAAAGAGTATGCTGACTTCATGAGGTTTAATGGTGAGCAACAAGGGCAGGGAAGCAAGGGACTGACTAGATTTGCAAACGGCGCTTATGTAAACATTACAGCTACAGGTCCAAGAGTTTATAACACTTCTGCGATTGAAGTTACTGATCCAGAAGGCATGGCTGCTGTTCTTAAGGAAGGCCGAGACTCTGGAGTTTTACTGGCAGGCGATACTGCGGTAGCTACAGCGGAGGGCTCTGGATCTGAAGCTCGCGCACAAAAGATCATTACATCTGGCCTTGATGCGGCTGGCGCTACTGGCGTTATCCGAAGGTCGTTAGATCTTCTAGACAGAGTAAAAACAGGAGGCCCAGAGGCGACAAAGCTGTTTATAACTAACTTCGCTGGAGTTACCGGAGCTGACGAGGGTGAGCTTTCTGCAAATCTTGGAAAGTCTGTTCTTTCGCAGTTAAAGGAGATTTTTGGATCAGCGTTTACCGCAGGAGAGGGGGTAAGGCTTGAAAGGATTGAGGCTGGTTTTGGGAAAAGCTCGATAACAAATAGAAGGTTATTAGAACAAGCTTTGTCTATAAGTATTAGATCGGCAGAAACAGGAATAAGGAGAGCAGAAGCAAGAGGAGATTACGAGACTGCCGATGAGATAAGAGACGCCCTAGAATTTGATATTTTTTCTGCCACAGAAGACAGGGCAGAGCTGAATGCAAACAACTCAGTGACTGTCATTGTAGATGGTGAAGAGGGTGAATTGGTTTATCAGGGGCTACCAAGTGAAGCTAAGTATAGGTTTGAAACAGACCCTAGCTCCAGCACAAGAACTAAGCCTTAAGGAGCTTTTATGGAATTAGATAAATTTGGAAACCCTCTGGACTCTGTTGATGAAACCCGTGACAAGTTTGGTAATTTACTAGACCCTGTTGAGTTACCCCTAGAGTTAAAAGAGCCAGAAAAGCAAAGGGTAAGAAACCTTCTGCAAGGGGCTACCTTTAATACTGCTGACGAGGCGGAGGCTTTTGCTACCAGTTTATTAACTGACAGAACATACGAAGAATCCGTAAAAGATATTAGAGACAAGCTTAAATCTTCTCAAGAAAACTTTGGAGGATCTAGCGCAGCATCTCAGATGGCAGGAGCGGCAATCCCCTCGGCTCTGGCCTTTGCTCTTAGTCGAGGAAAGGTTAAGCCGCAAGCATTTAACTCAGGGCAGCAGTCAGCAATCTTCCAGCGGTATCTGCCAAACCTAGCTAAAGTTTTTGCTATTGGATCTGCGGAGTCTGCTGCTGCGGGATTTGGCGCAGGAGAGGGAGGATTCTCTGAAAGAATAAAAGGAATGCCTACGGATGCCTTGGTTGGAGGAGGATTGTCTTCTGGCATCAACATAGGGGGAGGATTAGCTCTTAAAACGGTTAGCGGATTAGTCTCAGCTTTACGAAGGGCAGGATCTCCGGTTTCTGAGGACGTAGTTAAGAGAGAAGTTCAGAGAATTGTTAGAGAAATGGAAAGGCCAGACGGGACAAGCTACACGCCTAATGAAGTAGTAGAGATGCTGGAATCTGGAAAGATATTATCCGATAACCCATCTGTCGCTGCGGAGCTAAGAGCCTTGCGCTCAGAGGGCGGTATAGAGGGTGCTTTTGTAAGAGAGACAGAGGAAGGTGCGTCTTTTGTAAATAGACCAGCGAGAACAAGGGCAGAGGCTTCAGACATCATTCAAAGTGGTTTAGCATCTGGAAATGAAAGGAATACTGTTAGACTGGCAAGAGCAAGCCAACAAGAGTTAAAGACTATTGTAAACAAGGCTTACAAGGACATTAAACCAGCAGAAGCAAGCGGCCCAGTTTATCAAGCGATGAGAGACGTATTAATGAAAAGCAAGTCTTCTCTGTCAAAGATAAACTCAGCTTACAGGTCTGAGACGGGCAAGGCTCCTTTCTTTAAGTTCAATGACGAGCTTGATAGGTTTGAGTTTGCTAGAGTCCCCACTAATATGGAGGCTGAATACCTGAGAAGGATAATTGACCAAGAGGCAGACGGATTGATAGCCAAGGGCGGGGCAGATGGCATTGTAGGAGTAAATTACAAGACTGCTGCAAACGATCTAAGGTCTGCAATTGATAACGAATATGATGATATTGTGAGTGCCAGAGCAACAGCGGCTAACGCATTCCAGATAAATGATGCGTTTAAATCTGGTCAGAAAAATAGCAACTTTGACATATCCGAAGATGCTTGGCTTACAATTCTTGAAAAAGGAAATCCTGAAGAAATAGCTTCTTATAGGCTTGGCTATTTGTCTAGAATCAAGTCAAGGCTAGGGAGCGGGAATAAGCAGAACTTTATAAAGAACCTACTAAACCCAGAAGATGATAACGGAAGGTTTTTTCAGACTGTTTTCCCAGAAGATAAGCTAGATGAAGCTCTTAGCAAGTTAGAAATAGCTAAAAGCGCAGGGGATGCCTACAGCAAAGTTTATGGTGGCTCCCAGACAGCAAATATACTAGGAGCGGCAGCTCGACAGGGTAACGCCTCTGAAGCCATAAGCACTGGAAAGTTAGCAGTTATGGCTCCTACTGATATAATGGCGGCAGCAAGTCTAATCGACAGGGTGATGAAAGCCTTTGCTCCTAGACTGACTACGCGACAAAAAAACAGAATAGCGGAAACCTTAGTGTCTGATAACCCTGACGTTGTTTTTGCTGCTCTTAACGACAATACGGCAATGAGAGAACTTCAGATAATAATAGCGAAGGCTGCGGGGATACCTCTAAAAGCTGGGTCTGTTGCTGTCGGGTCAGAAACAGCTATAAACTTAACAGATAATGAAGGTGCTAACTAATGGCTAGATTCGGTGACTTTGACCAATACTTACAAGATGACGGTAACCCCCTCGTCTCCGGTAAACTATACTTCTTCGAGACTGGTACGACCACAGCAAAAACTACTTACTCGGATATCAACAACAGCATCCCGAATACTCACCCAGTCATCCTCACAGCGTCCGGTAGACAGCCTAACGTCTTTTTTGATGGGGTAGCCAAGGCAATCCTAGCAACTAGCGCAGACGTTCAGATAGCGGTCTTCGACCCAGTGGGAGAGACTTCTACAGACTTCGGTGACGAGTGGGTTCCGACTAAGATATACACAGCGAAAGACGTAGTCATAGGATCTGACGGGATATTCTACCGATCATTAGTCAATGGTAATCAGAACAACAACCCAGTTAATACTGCTGGGTCTTGGGCTTTGCTTTACTCAGTTGAATGGAATGCGGGTATAACTTACGCCGTTGGTGCGTTAGTAACTTTAGACAATTTCCAGTACCAGTCATTGCAAAGCGCAAACCTTAATCAGAATCCATCTACTCAGACAGCTTATTGGGTTCCTCTTAATTTCGCGTGGACAGCTACAGCAACTTATGCAATAGATCAAAATGCAGTAGGTACAGACGGCATTCTGTATACATCCTTACAGAATTCCAATACAGGAAACGTGCCTGCAAGCTCTGCGGCTTATTGGGTCGGTACGAGTGCTGCTGCTGCGGCCAGTGCTACGGCTTCTGCAAATAGTGCTACGGCTTCGGCGGCTAGTGAAACTGCGGCTGCTACCTCTGAAACTAATGCAGCGACATCTGCTACTAACTCAGCAAACAGCGCAACGGCTAGTGCAAGTTCAGCTACAGCAAGCGCAAGTTCAGCAACAGATTCATCTAACTCAGCTACTGCAAGCGCCAACTCAGCAACAGCGTCAGCAACAAGTGAAACCAATGCAGCTAACTCAGCTACATCGGCAGGAAACTCTGCAACGGCAGCGGCTACCAGTGAAACTAATGCAGCCAACTCAGCGACAGCAGCAGCATCTAGCGCCTCTGGATCTAGCGGCAGCGCAACAGCAGCAGCGGCTTCTGCAACAGCGGCAGCGTCTAGCGAGACAGCGGCAGAAACGGCTAAAACAGCAGCAGAGACAGCAGAGACGAACGCAGAGACAGCAGAAACCAATGCAGAAACTGCCGAGACGAATGCAGAGACA